TTGCCGTGTTTCAGGGGAAGGAGTAGCTGCAGCCACTGCATTCTCAGTTGCCGCCTGTGCAAAGCCTCCCATTCTTTTTAGGAAATCTCCTAAATGCTGTGGCGTTGCCCCAGAGGGTAATTGGTAATAGTTATTATCTGGCCCAATTACTACATTCTCAGGAGTAGAAGTACCAACACCTTCCTGCATAGTAGTTGCATCACCTACAATTTCAATGGTCATAGATTCATTGGGCATATATTAATTCCCCACTTCTAATTCAAAAGTGTAATAATTTCTTCCATTGAAATAAAGTTTACAATGGCTACTTGCTGATAAAATTAATTCATCTGCGTTATCTACTAATACATCTTTAGTTGCACTACCAGGAATATATCCAGTAGCTGTAAGTGTACCAGTGCCAACAAAAGCAGTAGATACTGAATATACTTGATTTGCTGAGGCAGTTAATGTGCCAGTACCAGATAGAACTGAAGAACCAAATTTAGTTATGTATCCTGCTGCAGATAAAGTTCCAGCGCCAGCCATGGCGACCGATCCATAATGAATAGTGGCTGTAGTGCCGTTTGCTGTTAACGTACCACTGCCAGTTAATGTAACTGCTCCGAATTTAGTTAGATATCCAGTAGCAGATAAGTCTCCTACTCCGTTAGCTGTAACAGATCCAAATAAAAGTTTAGTTGCACTGGCACTTAATGTTCCTGTTCCTGTTAAAGTTACAGACCCATTATGTATAGTACCAGTTACACCATTAGCTGTTAATGTACCTACTCCTGATAAAGAAATAGATCCATATTTAATTAAGGTTGCGGTAGCTGTTAATGTTCCTGCGCCAGTTAAGGCGCAAGAGCCATTATGTATAGTACCACTAGAACTAGATTCTTGTATCCATCCTATAGGAGATACACGACTCTTACCATCTACCTCTTGTATCCATCCACTAGGAGATATGCGACTTTTTGCCATTACGCAAGCCCGCGCACTTGTGGATCAACATAAAGAGTAGTGCTTGCTAAAGCCACTACTACTCGTGCCATAACATGCCCCACTTCATTAGGCGTTACGGCAGCGGGAGCTACAAGTTTTCCACTCCAAGCATAGGCTCCTTCTCCTGTCCACCCAGCCAAGCCAACTCCATCATCTTGATCTGCATTAGCAGCATATTTATTTGCTTTACAATCATTAGTTATTACAGCTAATGGATATCCACTTGTATCTTGTACTGAGAATTCTCCCCATACTTCATCATTCTTATAATCAGCCACAGTTGGAGTAACAGTTTTATCTCTTAAAATCTCAATATAAGGAGTAATAGAAGTACTTACATCATCATTATAGACTGGAATCCAAGGAGATTTATATGGAGAAACATAAGATGCAGGTGCATAAGTTACAATTTTCCAAGACAAAGCCGTATCACAAATGTGATCATTAGCATAAATATTTGTGTCACATACAGTACTACCACAACCGTTGTAATGTGCAATATGGTAATGAGTATCTGAAGTGCTGCAATTATATAGGTATACGTCTCCGCTACTATTGTTTGTAATAGTAGTCCAGCCACTGATAATTGTAGTTGTTCCCAACTTACAATTAATAAATTCTATAGCGTGATACCCTTGCGCAGGCTCAGATACTAAAGTACCTGTGGCTGCAGATAAATTAGACGCTTCAACTGTACATGTTGGGCCTTGTTCATAAAAAGCAAATACATAAGTTGGCTGAAAATTACAAACTAAAGTTAAGTTTCTAAATATTGTTCTACAATCTCCAATATAAATGCGTTGCCCAGCATTATTAAAATTAACTGTACAATCAATAAGTTCAGCATAATCATTATTTTCGGTGTTAGTACCAATAGATAAGGAGTGACTATTTGCACCCTGCAAATAAATATAACACTTCTCTATTAAATATTGATTTCCTGATCCACCATTAAATTGTACTACATCGGATGCACTTGCACTAGATACTCTAAATGTAAGTCCATATATATAAACTTTTCTTCCAGTAGAAGTGAATAGTATCGATCTATTTGAAGTATCATGCCCTATATAATAAGATGTACCTTGTGTAGTTAAAGCATCACTGCTATCTTTATCTACACATATGATATCAATACTTGCAGCAATTGTATAAGTTGTATCTGCGTCAAGTAGATCAATAAAAGTATAATGCACCATTAATATATCGCCTGCAGCGCTAGCAGCCTGTATCCCCTGTGCAAAATACATACCAGCATTAGTCCAATCATCTATATATCTACAAGTAAAAACTGCAGTATTAGATGTGGTAGTAGATGTCTCTGGAGTAGCAAAACTCCATGTAGGCTCTGTTGCTGCTGAAGTGCCCGCAGTAGTACATTCATATATATACGCTCGGGCTGCGGCGTTGGCATAAGCTCTAGTTGGAGCTATTCTATCCCCAAGAGCATATGCAGTAAATGCAGCAAAGATACCTCTAAAAGTACCACTTCCAGCGGTACCACTAATTCCTAAAAGTCTATAAGTAGCCACTATTATTCCTCTAGTAATTGCACAGCTTCAGCTTCAGCAATAGCTTCTTCTAAAGCTGGAATTTTATCCTGGGCTTGTTGATCGATGTCAGAATTTGGAGTAGCAAGCCATACTATAGTGTGTTCTCTACCCACAGAATCCATATATCTAGCTGTAGTATTTTGAGGTACAGTTAAATCCTGTGTAGTAGTTTCATAATAATAACTAACTATTACACTCATAAATCCCCCTCAGTTAACATGGCAAGATATCTATCTTTCATTGGAATTAATTTAGATGTAACTAATGAATTCCATTGAGAAGTATTTAAAGATTTATCATAAGCTTTATTATAAGAAAGCCGGACTTGGTCGCTTGTTAAATCCCCATCTTGAATTTTTTTCCATATCCACCACACCAATCTATGATAAGTATAAACATCATTTGATTTTTTTGCGGCTTTAACTTTAGACCAAAATCTATCTGCAAATTCTGCAGCAGTTTGATATTTAAGATTAAGAGCCATTATGCTACAGTTAGATCAACTTCCCCAGTTAGGAACTTTAATTGATCTCCTGAGTCTACTAATTTAGAGGAGGCCATTGCTGCCCACATAAGTACATTAACGTTAGTTCCCCATGTCACATTACTTACGTGATCTACAATAGCCACGTGAGTAACAGTTCCCCATCCAGCAGTGGCTGTTGGGAAAGTGATGTCTGCACTATTGCTAGTGGCTCCACCTGACCCTGCACTTAAAGTAATGGCTTGGCGTGCGTATGAACCCCCGCTTACTTCAGCACTTGGGTTATTAGACTCTAGGTTAGTTGATGCCGTAAATAGGGCAAGATACACAGTGGTTGGAACAGTGAATGCAACATTCCTGAACATGTGATCAATGATTTTGTTTTCATAGTAGTCGCTGAAATCTGACATATATTATCCTCAAGGAGTAGTTATAGTTATAGACGCATTATCTGTTTCGTCGTTTACATAAATCAAGTTCTTTGTATCAACGGCAGTAGGTAGATAAACTGTAACTGCCCCTTCAATTTGTACGCCAAATATATTGGCGCCATATATTAAAGCGTTTGAAGATATGTAATATGGTGTAGTAGTAACTGGAAAGTATTTAACTGCTGGAGCTAATCCTCCTTGCATTACTCCACTTCCTCTACCAGTCAAGTCAACTTCTTTACCCCAACTACCATCAGGATTCTCAAAGCTTAACTTATTGCCAGCCCACTTGTGCTTTGGAGAAAGCCCAACAGGGCCCTGTAGGCCATCTATTCCATCCCTTCCAGGGATGCCCTGAAGCCCTTGTGGGCCCTGTATACCCTGCGCACCTTGGGGACCCTGTAGTCCATCAACGCCATCAATTCCAGGAGGGCCTTGAGGTCCAGGGGGCCCTTGTGGGCCTTCAATAATTTGCTTGACAACGGGCTTTTGTTGGACTACTGGTGTTGGTTTAGGCTTTACTGCACTTGATATGTCAATTAAATTACCAGACGCTTTAAGCGTTGCTCTCTTTGAAAGATCAAGAGTTCCTACAAGAGAATCTGGTATTCTAATTAATTTAGCCATTGTCTTCTACCAACGTACCATCAGGTCCCCACTTCAATTTACGAGGATTGCGATAGTCTTTAAACTCTCCGGTATTTTTATCTACGTATACACCTGGCTCTACTTTATCTAAAGAAGCATTGCCCTGAGCTTTAGCTACACGCCGCGCATTATAAAAGTCCATTACTTTTCGTACATGTACTCGTGCATCTTTTGGCCAATCTTCAAAGTCCTTATTCTTATAAGGAGCAAAATCTCCTTCTCCAAGATAATACGCAGCTACCATCTTTCTTGGATCATTGCCATACATCTTAGCTAGAATTCTTAGATATTCAGTTCCTGCATCAATGTTCTGCTTAGGATCAGTTGGATCAGTAACTCCGAAACGTTCCGCTGTACCTTTAACTAATTGCATTAAGCCAGTAGCAGTAGAATATGGTTTACCAGTATCAGGATTAATTTTTGGTTTGGCGTTAGGATTCCAAGTAGACTCCTGATCAATTACAGCTTTAACTAAATCTGGATCTAGATTCTTAGCCATAGCAGTTTTCTCGGCGTAGTCTTCATAGCCCGCCTTATCTTGTGGAGCAACCGAGCTTTGCTGATCTGCGGGTTTGCGCCTACCAATCCTTTCTACAGCAGCGCGTTGTTCCCGTAGATGCGCGGCAAATTCTTTAAGAGAACTATTTAGAGTAGCTGAATCTTTTGCTTTTCCTTCTTCTGAGATTGTCACTCCTTCAAGAGTGCTGGTACCCACCAGCTCTACTGGTCTACGGAAAGATCTTGCCAAGTATTCTTTAACTTGCTGAGGAGAAGCTTGCCGTAAACCGTCATCGCTTTCTTTCAGTTTAACGATTGCATTAGCGGCGTCTTCCATTGCCTTTAGATTGCGCCGCAGCTCGATGCCGTTAGATAAGCCTCCCCATTCAGTTAAGACGTCTTTACCTGTGGCATCACGTACACTGTAAATTCCAGAAGCTGTATCGTACTCTAGTCGTAGCTGTCCGCCTGGCCTTCCCATCCTATCCAGTTCATTTGTAAGAGCAGCAAAGGCATCAAAAGCGCCTTTCTGAACCTTATCATAGCTGAGGATAAGCCCTCGTCTGACTTCGTCATTAGTTACTTCTCCTAAGTCTGGAGCAAGCCTAGTAGAAGCCGCAAGTACGTCCATGAAGTTTGGACTAGATGCAGTTTCAATTAAGCGCCTGCTGTCTTCTGTAGTTAAGTAATCAGATATCTGTCCCAACTGGGCCATATACTGCATAGTTGTACTGGCAGCCTTCCTATCTATAGGTAGAATCTTATTGGACCCCGTGAAGGCAGTAACTTTATTCCATATACTACCGATTTGCGCTTCGCGCTCTTTGGCACTTGACTTTGCCAACTTTTGAAAATCACTGAGAATTTCTAATTGTTTAGTCATGAATCCGTGGTGCTGGGCTGGAATATTTAAAGCTGCATAAATAGCGTCTTGTGTTCTTGATTCAAGGGAAGCGCTGATATCACTCTTCAATAGATTTGAGTTGATGATATTAGCCATCACTTGGTCGCCAAGCATTTCACGCAAGCTGTACAATACTCCACCAGCCTGCAAAGCAGACATCTTAAAGTTATTCTGCATATCCTGCATAGCTTTCATTCTAGTGGCACCATAGCCAGTCTTAGTATCAGTGAACATCTCTCGAAATCTCTGAACTGCTGTCTTATTCATTTCATAAGTGGCAGTTAGAGTTGTTCTCTGATTCTCTGCAACCCTTGGCAGGGCTTCTCGATATGCTTTCTCATTTGCCACATCAACTGAATTAGATAGTTGTTGAATGGCAGTAGTTACTTCCACCATCTGTGGATGAGTATTGGTATCTCCTGAAGCTTCCGCTTCCAGCATAATGTCCAAGAATCTTTGCTGATTAATTCTCACAGTTTGATCCAGTAACTGATCAAGAGCGTCGGAGGTTGCAATGTATCCATCCATTGCATTTAATTGTCCGAGCTTTTTACCACTGTCAATCCTGTCCATGCTTCGTGAGAATTCATTTCTAGCCAGCTCAGACTTTAGTGTTGCGTCGATGTCAACTCCTGCTCCATTGGCTAGAGGAATGGCACGGTTATTTTTAATGGCTTCGTCCACCACTCCCTGATTTGCTTTTTGCTGCATGGACAGTTTAGTAGAAGCGTATTCTGCTCTATCTTCCATTGACTTCCACATATTAAGCATGCCAGAATAATCCCCAACTACGGCGCGATGTGCTTTTCTAAACCTATCACCAAGATGAGGATACTTTCTAATGGATTCAACTGTGTGGGATGACAGGCGAGCTTGAAGTTCTTCACCATTAGCGGCGCCTTGTCTTGCCATTTCATAGAACTCTTGATACCGTGCCAGATCTTTTTGCACAGCAGGATCTTGAGTATCTAATGCCCCTCCACGTAACACCGCATTTAAATCTTCATTACCTCCCTGCTGAGCAAATGCCTCAAGGTGCTTACGACGAACGTATTTATTTATCTCTTCTCTTACACCTTCTTCATACTCCACTTCTTTGTAATCCCCATAGGCTTGCACACCCAGCTTAGCTGCAGACTCTAAGAACTCCATGGGATTACCACGCTTTACTGGAGCACGTACCCCAAAGCTTGCATCGGACTGATTTAGAATTGGTTGAAATGTTTCTTGCTTTGGCATTATCTGTAAGCCTCCGGCACAATAGCTCTGTTAACGCCAGGAAGTGTTGGGTCACTGGCTCGTTTAATTTGCTTCTCCAAAGCCTCCATGTACATGTCTTTAGGAACAAGTCTGTTGGCGTAATTAATTACATCCATTCTCTGTTGAAAAGGAAGCGGCTGCAGTAGTGCTTGCACTAGATCATAGTAACGTTTATTGCCAGTTTCAATGGCTTTAATTCTAGCTGTAGCCAGCATCTTACCTACGTCTTTAACCAAGCCCTCTTGCGCACCTTTCTGTTCCTTAAACATTTCAAAGGTGCTTTGTACTTTAGCTATTGGATAATTCATGGCAACTAACAAAGCATTCCACTTATTCATCTCAATATGAGAACCAGTGTTATTTAAATAGACGCCGTAATTCCATAGAAAATATGCTTTAGAGAATTGACGAGCTGAAGTAAAGAGTTGACTCATTTCTGTTATAATGTCATTAGTTAAACTGACACTTCCAACCTGTTCCAGAGATGAAAGATAAGCGATGTTCTGCGCGGCATCTAATAATTTATTGCCGTAGGTAATTGATACTCCTCCGGCTACTTCAGCAAAAGATTTATCTCCGAACATAGACCACAGCATATCAGCGAAGAAGTTACCAGAACCAAAGTAATTACCAATGGCTGGATCTAGAGTGCCATCACTCACCTCTCTAATCATCTTGTCAATTACGCCTGTTGAGATGGTCTTGTAGGTCTCTTCATCCATCTCCACCCCTGTAGCTCGCAGGAACCAATTGTATCCTGCTTGACCAAAAGGTACTCCGGCAGCTCCAAATAGAACCGCTTGCCCAATTAGCATACGAAGTCTCTCTTGCCCAGAGAACATCTTGTTCCTTCCAGGCCATAGCAGGTTCTCTGTGAGCTTCATTGGAAACTGCCAGAACTGGGTAGTCAGTCCAAGGATTGGAGCCCTCTGCCACCACGTAGCGTCTGCTGTAGTCATGGATTGCATGTACTCTTCAGCTCTAGCCAGCGCGTACTCCGCGTGCCTACGTGGGTTATCTATCATTTCCTTTGGTAAGTTATTCTTCTTGGCGTAATCATACCAATCTCTCCAGGCAATGTTATAGGCAATGCCTCTAGAGATTCGTTCGCCTTCATAGACTGGGATTCTTCCTGCTGATCTAACTTCAGATACGATCTGTCGTAGGTGAGATCCCACTATATTTTGTCCAGTATCTAAGTCTGCAATTTCTCTGCCGATGCTATTTAAATAGCTGCTGCGATAATCCTTAATCATTTGCAAGTACTGATCTTTAGTTAGATCTCCCATCTTGGCCATGCCAATTGCAATCTTTTCCCACACAGCAGGAGAAGTATTCATCATGGCCCCGCGCAGAGCTAGGTATTCAGCTGAAGCCCTCAGTCCATATACTGGATGAATGGCCATGCCATTAACAGCTCCCATTGCCTGCAGTAATACTTGTCCCACATTAAGCATGCCCAAGTATGCGTCATACATCAAACCTTTCACTGCACCTTGAGGATTACTACCTACATTAGAATAAAGCCACTCAGCTCTACCTTTAGCTATTTCGCTTTCTGGGAAAGTCTTTTCAATCCATTCACCAATTCTCTTAGTAAGAACACCAACCCTTTCGCCAGCTGTAGTTGGCGTACCAAATACTCGATTTAAATACCCACGAGTGGCGGTGGCTTTCGCAAAAAGATCGGGATCAGTACGTCGGTACTGCTCATCAATTACACCATATCTAAATATTTCATAGGGACTGGGATTGGGAGGTAGACTCGATCTTTCAACTAAGTGCCCATAAGTCTTATTCCAACGAGACACTTCAGTATTCTTAAAGTTACTGAAGGCCCAAGTATTAGTTGCGCTCAATGAGCTTTTACGAATAGCTTCCAAAGAATCAAGTACTGGTGCATCATTACCTGTGGGAGCCATTAGAGGCTCGTGGCGAGCACTGTAGTACATCCTACCAGTGCTGTTGTACCATTCAACATGGGCGTCTAAAGACCCAGTGGCATTGATGTATTCGCCTTGCTTACCGCGCATGTCAAGCATTGCTTTTTCAAAGGTAGGTTCTCTGTCAAAGAATACGTGAAACTTACCGTCCTCTACAATGTGCCCTTTACTTACTTCATCTAAGAAGTCATCAATACCTGAATAGTTTGTAAAGCGTTTGACCATGGAATCGAATTCTTCAGGACTACGAATACCTGCCCTGTATTCCTTCAAAGCATCAATTACCATATTCCATTCATTAGCAGCCTTAGCTGCCACGTTCTTGCTTTCGGCATTTAAGAAAGTGCGAGGAACTCCAATGTACTTGCCACCATCAGGGTATTCTGCAACATGCAATTGTTTAACAAACCACTTGCCTCTGTACATGCGGTGACCACCTGCAGCGTACTTCAGCTGCATTTGATTTAGAGCATTGACAGCTAGCTGGTCGTTATCTACAATGACCATTTTAACTGGGTGCTTGTTTACATGTACGGGAGTGTACAGTTTAACTAGAGTCTTATACTGAGGATCAAGGGCCTTCACATCTACTTCACCGATCTTTGTCCAGGTGTCCGTAGTGGCATCATATACTCGATCAATTCTATCCATTCCCTGAGTTCCGGTAACTACCTTGCCATTATTAATTACTTTACCCCCCATCATGGCGTAGCCGTCAATGATTACTTCTTTGTATTCTCCATCCAGTAGTTCCCTGTACAATGCGTCATTGCGCAAAGACCACTCAGCATCTGCAGCTTGCTTGTAGGCATAGTAAGCAATAGTTTCCTTATCCTTTGGAAGCCTATTGGCAACCTTCTGATACCACCGCTCCAGCTCGTCATAGTCTAACCACTTGCCTTTGCCGTCATTTATATTACGGCTGAACTTTAACACATCATCCATGAGCTTTAGTTCGTGATAACCAAGCTTATTAATTGGCTCCAAAACTTTCTCAAACATCATCTCAAGACCACGCTGGGCTTGAGTAGCTACCTTAGCCATCCATCCAGTTGCACGAGGAACCCACGTAGCAGGGTTTCTAATTAAGGACCCAGTTACTGTGGATACTCCAACATCAGTGGCAGCATACGGCTCTATGTATCCAGTATCAGATAGTGCTCGCTTAGTTCTAATTACGTAACCACCACTGGGTGATTCCACTACTTCATATGTACCCTTCAACATTCCTCTGCGCTGAGCCACGCTATGAGCAGTAGTCATATTGGTATAGGGAACTCCTTTCTTAGTTCCCAAATCAATAACTACATCAATTCCACCAAGGTCAGGATCATAGTTAATAGTGGCATCATGCAGAAGTGAATCTCCGTACTCTCCCTTTAGCTGGGTATTGATTGCCTCACGCATTGTGAGTTCTTCTGGTTGTGTTAGCCTGGATGGTGCTTTAGTAGCTGACAGTGCAGAATCAATCTTGTTCTGATTCTCTTCCAGGGCATTTTTGGCGTATGTAGAAATGCCTTCTGGTATGGCTCCAGGCTTACGAAGAGCGATGAGATCTTCCACGGCCTCAGCACCAAGCGCATGTACAGCTGCATCAGCATTTGGCGGAGGTGGGGAAGTTAGAATTTGAGCAACCTCTTTTGCAGATAGCTCTTTAGCTCCAGCCGTAGTAAACATACCACGAAGCTTACCAATCTTTGGTATCGGTAATAGAGCAAGAGTATTTACTCTATTCCAAAAGTTCTCGTCTCCGACTAATTCAGGAGATCCAGCTGTGGAAAATATATTAAGATCTTCTTGAGCATATTTGGCTCGTAGCCACTTATTATTAAATACTAAACCAGCGTCTTGTTTAATAGTTGAGATGAGGTTATCTAGCCCAGCATCAAATTGTGGACCAGCAGGTAAAGCTCGCAGCTCCATCATCATATTTGCCAAATCGTCACCAGCACTCCACCACGTTCCAGCCTTCTCTAAAGATTCATGTGGATGAAAGAACGCTCCAAGCATATCCGTAGCCCAATTAAAGAATCCATTCTTTTCCATGGAAGCATCCCGCTTCAACTCCTCTACTGCAGCAGTAAATTGCATTTCCTTCAAATACAAATCATTAGCAATTTGAAATAGGTTCTTATCCCCGCGTGTTGCCCACTGCGCCACGATTGGGCCCCATTCCGGGTTGCTTACAGCTAATTCCTGTGCAGCATTCTGTGCCAGCTTTTCAACTGAGTACTTATCCTGTTGCAAAGAATACATATTCCAAGCATGTTGTTTTGCGTATTCCACATTGCCTTGCTGCAATTCCTGCATCATTGCTTGGGACAACTGAGTGCGATCTGCTTCGTAGGAACGACGGGCAATGTCTTGCCGTACCGCAGTTTCTCCAGCGGTAACACTCAAGTCTTTATAATACTGCGTTAGTTCAGCGGTATCGTGCTGTGTAGGCTCAATGTAATTACGTGCCATCGCAGCCTGTAAAGGCATGATATTAGAGTAATACGAGATGAGATTATACATCTCGGGCAGTGGTGGAAGTGGTACTGGATTCTCTAACATTAGCTTGTGCGGAAGGATTTATCTGTAACTGGAGCAGGGTAAGGGTTTGGCTGATTGGTATTAAAGATTGTCTTAAAGCCTCCAACTGCGTCTGAATTAAAAATAGTACCAGCTGCATTAGAAAGAGAACCAAACATAGCTGCGCTTCTCTGATAATCCCCAGCCTGTTGCATATATTTATTAGCAGCCCCAGTTAGATTTTCCATTGAATTAACAAACCCTACATTGGCATATCCCTGACTGGTGGCTGAACCCATGCCTCCAACAACACCAGAAGATTGAGATACTCCCTGTGTTGCACCGGCTGTGGCAATCTGTGCTCGCTTAATACGTGCCTCTCTAAGAGCATTCATACGCTCTCGCTGGGCTCTCACCTGCTCCGCCTGTCTCATCTTTTTATTAGCTTCTTCTTGGGCGTCAGCAGCCTTTTCGCTTTGAACATAGGACGCCACTCCCCCTGCAACTGATGTAACTAAAGTCGCAACAGCCATAATAGCCAAAAATAGATCCATATATTATTACCCCTTATGGTACAGTGGCACCTGATAGTTGCATACCCCATCCCAAAATTCTAAGATCTTTATTAGTTTCGCTTGTGATATACAAAGACAACGCCTTTCCATAACCTCTCAATTTATTTTTAGTCACCACTACATCATAGCCGTAATCAAATGAAGCTGGAACAGTGCTACCTAAATGAGGTTTAACTAATCTGTAAGCTTGAAATTCAGATCCCCACCTATTTGATGCTGTGGAATTTGCCCAATCCCATCTAGATCTAACTAAACAAGAAGATGGATTATCGTAATCTCCACCAACAATATCTTTTTCTGTTTGTTCAAAATAAAAGAATACATATGGCACAGCTTTCTTTGTTACAACATCAGCTTGATTTAAATACCCAGTTACCATATAAGATGTGTAATCTAAGCCTACAGCATCAATTGTTTCCCAATCAATAAAAGCTGGATTTTTTAACCAAGCAACTGTGTAGGCTAAAGGTAATTCCAGATCAATGTCTTGTTGCACCACTAAGTATTTACAAGAAACTGGACTTGATCCTTCAATTCCCACACCTTCAATGACAACTAAATTACTGTATCCAGTATCTTCATATACAAAATCATTGCCAGCTACAACTGGTTCATCAATACCTTCCGTGGTATAGAAAGGCATTAATAGATGCCCTTGCACAAAAGCTCGGTCATCTTCAGCTTCTATTGATGGATTCTCTGTAAACCTGTATTTATAAAAGGCTTGTAACAGCGTATCATAAATTAGTTCACAATTATACGCAGGACAATCACAAGACTTAATTGAATCCTCTGATAAATATAACCATTTAAGCTTCTTATCAAAGGAGTCATATACTCCCTTAGCTATAAGCTTACTGTTATAGGGAATCTCATCGTATAGAGTTTTAATAGTTAATTGAGAAATATTCTTAGCTTCAAAATCACCAGTAATTTCTGCCTTTCCTATTTGAAAAATTCCACTCTTGGCCCAGTAAAAGATTGTATCTTCCACTACCACTACTGAATCAGGATTGATGCACCCTACATTGGTAATTTGATTTACTTTATAGCCGGTAGCTTTAAACCCAGCCCCAGAATCGCCGCTGATTTCCCATACACCATTATATGCAAACACCAATACACTAGAGCCAAGCACACGAAGAGCATTAATATTCTGAGCTGAAGTAATGATTATGTGTCCACCGTCGCTGTCAACGATATCTGAAATGTGCTCAGCAGTAGGATCTGCTTCTTGATAGCATTTACTGTAGTCTTCTTCCGTTTCAATTAGCTTAGTAAAAAATACAACTCCGTTGTAATTAGGAGATTTACTATCCCCACCAACTACATTGCTGGTTACTCCCGAATAAAAAATTCTATTTCCCAAAGAAGTTACACAAGAAATTTTACCTGTTTCAGTATCCGCAGGTAACGAAGTGAAGCCGGTGTATTTAGTTCTACGAGAACTGCCTCTACTAAAAGCATTAATAATCCAATATCCTTTTGGTGCTGGGGTATTACCAAAACTAATACCAGCCAAGGATTTAGGCCAAACAGCATTTGGTTCATCCTCGCGCTTAGATATCCACCACACCATGGTATTACTTGGGTATCCTGGCACTCCTGGACTTGGCTCAAAGAAGCCGCTATCAGCTATTTCTTGAATTTGAAAATCTGGACCTCCTTCAGGAGGTTGACTATACCAACCCTGATTAAATAGGTTGTAATGGTGTGTAACACTTAAACTTGAAGGAATCTGTGTAATTGTCAGACCATCATCTACTCCCCATAAATCTCTGACTTCAATTTCAATGTATTGCTGGCTAAAAGTCTTGGTATTTTTATTGTACTTAATTAATATAGGAGAAGTTTCTCCTGTAGATATGACTAATTGCCCATTAACAGCGCCGTAAGATATTCGCTTAGTTCCACTGAAACCGGATATAGTTAAAGTGCCAACTACATTATCAGAATGAGGAGTTTTAGTTGCATTTAGAAAATCTAACTTAGTTCCAACTTGCACACAAAAGAACGTAGTATCTGAGTCATTATTTACATTATCCCAACGCCAGGTCGATACAGTAATACCAGACAAAGAAACATAATCAATGCCAAGTAAGGCGTAATTGTCTTCGTAATCTATTCCCAATCTTCGTTTACGACCGCCAGTTCTAGTAAGCTCAAAATTCTCTTCATCAAGAGTGCAGTCTGGGACATAATTAATTGGAGAGGCTTCTGTATTGATGCCTTTAATGAAGTTATTAAATACTGCAACTGATGCTTGGCGTGCCATTACTTTTTACCAACTACCTTTTCATGCTTTTCCATTAAGAAATTCCTGATTTGCCATTCAGCTTCAGGAATAGATGTAAATAGACCAGTTAGTCCCTCTGGAATAGGATACTTTTCACAATAGATTTCGTATAGCATTCCATGGGGACGAATTTTATAAGAGTTATTTACGACCGTAATCTGGGTATCTGATTCCGCCATGCACCCTCCAATTTTTTTGCGCAAGCCATGTGCGCTGTCTACGAGATTTCTGTTCCTCTTTGGCATTGGCAGTTTGTCGCAAATGCGAGAACGCAACTGACTTAGCCTCAGCAATTAAATATGGAAATGCTTCAGGAGGAAGTGAAGGAACTGCGGTATTGCTCATTGCCAGTTCCGGTACTATAGTTCCGTATACTTGATTCTTTGATTCCCTGAGTGTATCGTCTACTTCTGAATCATAAGAATCAAATACCACCCACTCGTCATTAAAAGACGTGTAATATGAAGGGGCTTTATCATTCTCTATGTAATATTCTATTCCGCTGTGATCAGTTACTAAAACCGTGTTATCTTCATCACCGTTTCTACCGTTGCAGTAATCAATGAACTCATCTGGATATTTGTAAGTAACTGTCTCGTATCTATCTCTAGTATCAGAGTGAGTTCTTTTATTATACTTAATGAATTCAATTTTAACTACGTCATCTGGGAGTTTCATATAATTAGGTAAGGCTGAATTCCCGGAAGAAACCAAAGAAAATAAACGCTTGTGGTATTCCCAATCTCTACTTGCTGCCACTTCATCGTACGTAGTACGTACAATCTCCGCTACTTGCATAGCCTCCGTTGTATCTGTAATACTATTTACTTCATCACTGTCCATATCAGACAGAATGTTCTGTACAATTTCCAGTAAGGTTTTAGTGGCCATTACGTATTGAAGGCAGGAGCCTTGTTCTTAGTGCCAAATCTATTGGCTTGATAGTGACAATCTGAAGTTGATACCCACACAGCGTCAGTGCAAGTGTCATTACTGTGTGCAGCATCCCTAAACATTCTGACGTGGATAATGGAATCAGGTTCAAGATTAGTGGAAGGGATTGCATCTGAAAGAGCAATCTCAGAAATCATGTGCTGATAGCGAGTACTTGGGCATGCAGTTTCTATGTAGACAGTTGTAGTGGAAGCAAAGCCAAATGCCTGTTGATTATGTCCCTTAGCCACGGTGTATTCAAATCCCCATCGCACAGTGCCGGTATTTGGCGTTGCAGCTGGATTGAACCAATGCACGTGCATGTAAATGGGAGTGCCTGAAGCGTAATCGTGATCTACGTGGAAATTTGACCAGAACTGCATCATAGTAGACGCAGAAAAAGAATACCCCCACATATTACTGGAGCCAGTAATTTGTGTCCAAGCAGGATCATTAGCACCAGTACCTCTAACAACTAATTCTCCAACTAGATCTCTCCAGAAAGGAGTATCTGATCCGTCATTCAAAACAATCAATGACGATTTATCAAGTTCCAAGTTATCCCCGGAACCTAAAACTAATTCAAAATTATTCGACCAAGAACCAGATCCAGAGCCGTTAGCCACGTACACGTTCCCAGAAGCGGCAGTACTAATGCCTTTGGGCTCATGTACAAAAGGATCTTCTAAGTCAGCGTGAGCTATTGACATATGTACTCCCGTTTAAAGGGGGAGAGTTTCCCCTCCCCCTAACTCAGATTAGTCGGAACGATTATCTTCAGGACCAGCACCTAGTACTGGAGGCAGATAACGAACGACTAGACGATACTTACCACCAGTTACAGTGCCGCCGTTAATAACAATTAGACGACCATCGTAAGTTGCATCTGAAGTAGTACCAATAAGGGCTCCAGTACCCTTTAAAGAGTTACCAGCAGTCAGTGACGCCTGCACCAGTTGAGCGGCCGTGTGGAAACCGTCGACGTCCATGTCAGTGCCATCAGCCCGCTCAAGGCCAATAGTCATAGTACCGGAAGTCCCGGTCATGGCGGTAATTACCTGGATAATACTCTCCAGAATAGTTGAACCCTTTGGATAAATGTATTCCATATCCAGATTTACGGTGCCAGGCGCTGTTGGCAGATCATTCCAGTCAAAGATGTATTCAACTTCCTTAATAAGGCCGGTTGAGGACTTCTCCCCACCGTACTTATTAGAAAGCTTTCCGTCAGTTGCGATTGGAACTGCTCCGTACCAAGCGCGAACGCCGAGGCCAGATGTATTTTCAAGACCCATGATTTATCTCCTATTAATAGCTAGAGGCTGACGTGCCAAGAATGCCAATAGTATCGACGCGCTGAGCGCCAATACCAAACCTTGCAGTTACGTCAAACTCATCGCGCTTTAGTTCAAAGTTACGGCGCGTTTCAGTCTTTGGCATCTGACGCCAGGCTCGCATAATGGGCTTGGTGCCGTCGTCGGCAACGCACATAAATACGTTAGCTACACCAGATGTAATGTTAGTTGTGCCGTCACTTACAGCGCCCTTATACAGACGGTTACTTGTGTATACGTCCCAACCGAAGATGTTACGAACGAACTGGTGGTCACGTCCAAACCCTTCATTGATAATGCCTTCAAACATTGGGTTATACGCAACACCCGCAGTTGCATACAGCTTGTTGATAGTTGCTTCAACAACGGGATCAACGAAAGCAACGCGGCCATTCATTGGAGCATTGGCTTTGTCAAAAGCCAGTTTCATAACTAGGAAGTGGTTGAGAGAGACTACGTTGTTAGATTCAGCAGAGCTGAGTCGATGCCCTACGCCGTTAATTGTATTGGCATTGGCATTAGTCTGTGCTGCATTGCAGCGCTCCAGGAAGCGGGTTTCAAAGTATTCCTGTAGGGCACGAGTTGATGCCTGGGCACGCATGGCATGGAGCTGTTCAATCTGTGAACCATCCATACGAAGGACATCGGAAATAGACCAAGCATCACCAATATAATCAGTGATAGTTAGCGTGATCGTGCCGGTGTCGATTGCGGTGTACTTGAGTGGCTCTTCTTCAGATACGTCCTGAAGAGTAGCTGTACCCACGGTCTTGATATTTAGAGTAGTGCCAGTGGGAAAGTCGCTTACGTCACGAGTAAACGTGTCTGGAAGCAGACCATCATAAAGATTCTCAAGAATGAACTGAGAATACTGTTGAGCCTCAATAAAGGCAGTTGTGTTGCCGGTATTATGCATGGATTAAATCCTCCTATTCTTTGGGAGCTACACGCCTCCATTCGTTAACGAGGTCTTTAGTGCTCGCTCCCGTCATAACTTGTTTACGTTTTTGTTCGGGGGGCTGCGGAGTAAACGCAGCGGCATTAACTGAAGATCCTGAAGAGCCTGTAGGTAGCGTACCTTCCCGCTTCTCAAGACCAGCCAGTTTAAGTACTGCCGCTGGTGAAACCTTAGCCATTGAATTTAGAAACTGCACCCCAACCTGTAGATCTTTTGCCAACTTAACAAACTGTTTCTCTGCATCTTCGCCATACTTTTCATAGAAAGCATTCACTACATGGCCTGCATTGGTCTGTTCAATTGACGCGCGATCCCTAGCTGTGACTACGTTTTCTACCAAGGACTTGATTGCCTCTGGTGTCAAATCTCCCGAAGGTGTTTCAGAAGGTTTAATCCCGGCTTTAAGGTCGGCTAGAAGTTCCTCGGCCGCTTTGCGTTTTGTTAGCTCTTCACGAAGCTCTTGCATTTCCTGCTCAAGCTTTTTAATGTGACTCTGCGCATGAGGAATACTCTTCAGAGCTGATTCAACGTCTCCATACTTCTGCCGTCCGTCATCTGCTACGATTGTCTTTAGCAGGTCATCTGGGGCTACGATCTCTGCTGGTGGTGGAGTTGCCCCTTCGAAAATAGTCTGGTCAGACATAATTTATACCTCTACTTGATAGTTATCAAAGCTTTAATGTTATTTAACGCACGCAATTCTCCCATTTTGGAAGCTATATATTCAGAGAATGCAGGTAAATTATAGATTTCTTCGTTACGCAGATCTGAATATATTGAGTCTATGGCGTAATTGATCTCAGTTATTACTATATCATACGCCAGCTTGGCTGACGGCACCGCCTCCTTGGGGAGGCGCGATGCCAGCTTCAGGCTCATCCTCGGTAAAACTTGATCCTTCTGCATATAGTTCCTCCGGTCCTGGGGTCATTGCAGCCTCTTCCATACCTTGAGTAATTTGCTGAGCCAGCTTCTGCGTTTCCGCTTGTTCAAATAGCTGAGCATTATTCTTAAAGATTTGATACTTCTCAAGGCCCAAAGCGTCTTCAAGAGTTTTAGTTAGCTCCTTGGAAGATGTATGTGGCGCAACAAGTGCTCCTGCTGCACTACCGAACAAGCTGTTCAGGTTTTGAACTAGCTGTGCATTGGCGGCAAAATGGCGTGCGCCCATTGGTACGAGCTTGCCATTGCCTACGATATCTTCCTTGGAAATTGTCTTGAACAGCTTCAGATTACTGTCATTGGAGTCGATCTTAACTATCTCATCATCTCCAAATGAATTCTTTGCAATCTCCAGCATTGAATTAATTGCCGGCTCTAAGAAATTGATCTCGTAAGATCTGACCTTTTCATAAAAAATTCTAGATGCCGCATTTTCCAAATGCTGTACTTCAAATGCAGTCTTTTCTCCTGGGGTTCTAATGCCCATGGCTTCGCGAGGAGCACCAACAAACTGCTCCATGCGCACTTCCAAGGCCGCGATCTGGTTATCTGCGTTAATGACTGCTTGCAGATTCATGCCCATTTCACCTACGTCACCATCATCTCCGATGAAGATGACTTCTCCTGGACCCCAAGTAAAGGCTTCCACATTGCCCTTTACCTTTAGTGGTGGCATGACTGCCAGATCTAAAGCGTCAGCTTTAATGTTCTCTAGATGGTCGATGCGGTATTGCATTCCAACCAAGTTATCTAGCGGGCCCATTGCCCAAAGATTATCTGGGCGATAACGCCATCCCGCCATGAATATACCGTCATTACCTAGCCAAGACGGGTTTTGCTCGTCTCGCACTACGTATCTGCGATCCACCACTGTAATAATTCTATTCCTCTCCAGTTTACCGTCTTCGTCGTGGATGGAACCACGGAATTCCAGTAACTCGACATAATTAGATTGCAAGTAATCATATAGGGAACCGAACCCATCTACATTATAAGCATCTACTTTATTCCAGTCATCGGGAGATAGACTTGCGCAACGCATGCGTGCGTCTTTCATCTTGGCAATGACTTCTTTATTGTAACGAAGCTCTGGATGCTCAAGTAGTTCCTGTTCCAGTTCTCCCAAAGACTTTAACTTGCGTATGATCTTGGGAGTTTGTCTAAATGTAGATGCAGTTGGATTGAATACAATGTCCAAAGGAGAGATTCTATTAATCTCAGGACCATTGTAAATCATGTGCATTTCTTCGGTGATTTCATCTATGCGATATTCTTGTCTGTAAACTGTCTCACCGAAGCAGTTACCGTAATCAATAAAGTCGTACAGCAAACGGCTATTTAAATCTTCAAAACCAATCTGCTTCAGCTTATTGCGCATGTACGCTTCAATTGCCATTCGCTTCTCACGAGACACGGCACTGTAATCATTACCTTCCCACACAAGCCACTCGTCACTTGGAAATAACGCTGCCATGTAGTTAGCGTGTAAGTTATCTCTAATCTGTGTAAGTTTTGGAAGAGTAGTCTTATTCTTCCATGGCAACTTTGAGTTTGTAGTTTTAGTTGTATCAGTTGCAAAGAGATAGTTACGTAGTTCCCTCCACTCCTCAACCTTACTATTCCTATCGGATGCCCAAGTGTCCCACATCTGGGAGATTGCTCTTGCCAGATAGTCTTGCTGGATTAAACTTTCAATTTCTAAGACTTTACCTGTCATGCGTATTTAACTCCCCCAAAGCGCGGATGATAAATCACTTTGTTATCTTCCATAGGTTTAAATGCTCGTCTGGCAGGAGGTACTGCAACATCTATTGCTGCTGCCAAAGCATCTATCATGTCGTCATGTGGCGGCTTTTCCAATACCAACTCTTCTTCTAGAAGCTGACAATTACCGCCCTTGTAGTGCCACACTTGCCTATTCTCATACCTGGGCTTGAGTATTGCAGCTAATCTCTCGTCTTTATGGCCAAGGGCCTTAGAGGGATTATATTCATCTACACTTAGTACTAAACCATTTGCTTTGATGTAATTTTCTTTTAAGTCTCTGACAATGGCTTTCTGTGCAGCTACTACTTCGGCTCTAACTTTTCTAAATCCCCACTTATTGTATAGAAGAATTAACTGCCTGGCATACTCTGATATTAAATCAGTCTTGAATCTGGCAATGTCCAATACAAAGTAATTATAATTTGCATCTACACCAACAACAACAATAGTGGAATAATCAGCACGACGGGATAGAGAAAAAGCAAAATCCATCGCAGCATATAGATTAAGTTTCTGATCTTTAAAATACCAAGCCCCCTCTAGATTCTTAACAAACTTACGATCATAGTACTGAAAGAAGTCTGGATTAATTCTATACGTATCTGGGGAGTTTGGATTGTTGTAGTACTGTGCAAAGAACTGGGATTTATCTACGTATTCTGCTCTCTTTTTTGCCAGTTCATTATCATCAAAGCCAAAGGCCCTACCGTCACTGCGTACTGACTTAGGCCACAGAAACTCTCCATTCTCTTCAACTACCTTCTGAAATACCTCGTATAGTGGGTTTTTTGACACGATTTCACCATTTTCATAATACTCAACTTCGATTTCCATGAGTATCTTGTACAGGTCCTGCGGGTGATACCTAGTACCCACGACAAACGTCTTTGCCTGCGTAGTTTTAACTGAGGCGAGCTGCGAGTACATAGCAGCCACTTTCTTACGGCCATCTTCAGTATAAGCATTGAGCGGAACTACTACGTCATCTAAGAAGATGTAGTTGGCGTGGAATCCAGTGAAGTTAGTAGTGAGTCCAGCAGCCTTGACGCTTGGATCTCGTACTCCTTCAGCTTTTCTTCGGGGATGATCCACTGCGATTTCCGCAATATTCCAAAGCTCTCGTTTAGCTTCCTCTTCATTGACCATCTCAGGCCAATAACGACGATAAATCTTGGAGGAAAGGATGTTTTTAATGGCATATAGCTGTTTCTCGGCTAGATCTGCAGTTGCAGACACATAAAGTATGGTTGCCCACGGATTTTTAGTTAAAATCCACGCCGCAAGGGTAGCTGCGCAGTGGGATTTCTGATGATCGCGAGGTAAAAGAGCTAAAGTGTTGTCTTTTTGCTCTGATTTAGTCCACCAATTGTATAATTCCTCGTGAATTGCCCCGTAAACCCTGTGGGGATTAACTAAACGAGCAAAAAAGAACAGATCATTCTCCGCTCTTGAGCGGATATTCTTTAATTGCTCTTCTCTAGTCTTACCAAAAGCCATTAATGCCTCGAACTAGACAATATTTCGTGCATTCTATTGATGTCTTCATCCACTTCACTGTGTAAAGACTCCAATTTCTTAGCTTCCTCCTCGATTTTCTTCTTGGAAGGTCGCCCCTTTGTGTCTAACCACCCCCTATCTACTAGCCATTTAGCTGCCGAAAAGCCCATTCCATCTTTGTTACCAGCAATTTTAATGATGGTTCGCAGTCCTTTACTGCGCAAACGCACCTCAAGTTCCTCTCTCCACTGACTAACTATGTCACGGAAAAAAGATAGACCAGTGAGATACTGGAAATGAGAATAAGAACCGAGAAGTAGCATACCTGGCAAATACTCGGTTGGGTCTTCACAGTCGAGATACAACCTTTTAGCCGAGTAATAGTTCTTGTAGTGCTGGTCTTTAATAGTGTAATAAGGTCCTTTTTCTGAAGCATCAACTGAGTTTCCTTTAAACTCTAGAAATAAAGATCTGGTTAAAGGAGTTCTGCTGTAATCAGATGTAAATAAATCCCTGTAGTTCTCTGGAACTTCGTCTAGAGACAAAGGGGGCATATGAATAAACGTTAATTCTACCATTTAATGTGATCTCTTAACCAATGACCAACAGCAGCCAGAGGGGCTACTACTAAAAATAACACTTGAATAAAGTGAGTGACTCCTTGCATCTTTTGAAACGACTCATACAATACATCTACTTTAACTTGATAATCATCTAAATCAGCACATAAATTGTCAATTTTAGAATTTATCTTAGATGCCTCAAGCAAATGTGTATGATGTGCATGCTCTAACTCGTCCAGTTTAATAAATAGTTTGTCGAAAAGTTCTTGATTAGACAACGCCATTCTTTTTATCCCAGGACCTAGTTACTGCATACCCGAGATAGCCAGTTCCAAACAGCCACCACATCTCTTCTGGGATAGCTCCCAACCAAGCTTTAACTCCAGTTGTAACTGAAATTACTACATCTGGGTTAAAAGCAAACCCAATTCCCGCTGGAAGCGCAGCTAAAATCATTGTATACATGACATACATAAAGGAAGGTCTGGCTCTAGATGTCCATTTATCCTCACTCTCAGCTTCCGCGATAATGGCAGACAACTGCGTAGACATTTCTTTTAATCTTCCGTCATGAGCTAGAGTGGCCAATTCCAGTTCTGCTTTGGCACGCTCTGTAGCTTGCGCTACTTTATCAGGAAATACGCGATCAATTATAGCTTTTCCCAATTCAAATAGGGGTGGTATAATCAAGGCTGGAAGGGACATAATTACTCCTAATTATTATTAGACCTAGCTACTTCATACCAATATGAACCAGATTTAACTACTGTTATGGTATCTGCTGAAGAATCTAAAGTGAAATCTCCCGCCAAATACATATTAGCACCACTATCTTTAAAGGTGGGATCTCTGGTATTACTTACAGATTTAAATGTAACTATTTGTCCATCTGTTCCACCATTAATTGTAGTGAGATCATCTGTAGCTGCCGAACCTTCGGTATCTATGGCGTAGAATCTTGCGCCGTCTTTAACTGTAACTTCTCCTGAAGATATAGTTAAAATGCCACCATATTCATTGTCCAAATCTAAGAAACGATTTGTGGAACCAGTATTGGCTCCGTATTTAGTGGAACAAGATCTGAGCATGTTAATGCCACAAGTTACATACGTGGCATCTGAGTCAATGCTAATTCCGGTAATTGTGCCTGAAGTTAATCTGACGGCGTTTCCTTCAACCATAATTTCCGAAGATGCTCCTGAAGAAGAAGAATCTACGAAAATGGCAGTGCCTCCGCCATTGGAGACTTTGGTAACTACTAAGTTATTTGAAATGATTCCGTATTTGGAATCCGTAATTCGTATGCCTTGCCCTGCGGAATTATCCACTGTGTCTGTGACGATGTTGCCGTCAATGGAAAAATTATTTACATCGTACAAATAAATACCATTGGCAGTTGTATTTCTGACGATGTTATTGGAGATTAGTAATTGTTCGCCGTACGCTCCAGAAGTTATATTGGCTACGTAAATTCCTATATTGGCACCGTAAACGTAGTTGCCAGACACTATCATTTCATTGCCAGTATACCATATCGAGATGCCGTAAGAGCCACTGTCTACTGGGCATCTCACTACGTTGCCATTTACAATTGCTCCGGCACTTCTAATTAAAATGCCGCCGTATTCACTTTCCACTACGTTACCAGTTACAATGGTATTTCTAGCTACTTTGTGAGTTGAAATGGGGTATACCCAAGATCCTTTTGAAATATTTCCGGTAATTGTGGTATTTGCAGCGGCACCATAGTGCCAATCTTCAGTTGGAGTATCTGAGGAGTTAGTGTCTATGTGGTGACGACCATTGAAGAAATTGCATTGCGAAATACTTGTTCCTTGCACACAGCCATATATTGACACGCCGTACTGCGACATGACATTAATTGAATCAAAGGTTATGGTGCAACGAGAGATTTTGGTATTGAGACAGGCAAATAGCATGATGCAACGGTTTTCAACACCTTCAAATACTACATTGTCAATTACCCAGTTTTCTCCCCAGATAATTTGTAATCCGAAATCTCCTCTGTCTTCAGAAGCAGACGCAGTTTGCTCTGCGCTCGTGTAAGGATCGGGGGTAGGTGCGCTTGCCATATTAATGCCAGCACCTAGAATTTTTATGTTTTTAACTCCCCCTGTACCAAAAGCTACTTTGGAAATAGTTACAGTACCTTCGCTTACGTCGTAGAAATAGTTTAGAGGCGTTTGAAAATAAATAGTTGATCCCGTAGTGTAATCTACTTGCACGAATTCCGCGGGGCATGCCTCAGTTTCTATTACATCAGTTGTTCGTATTTGCACCCAGTCATTGGGAGAGAAGCCGGAAATTGATGAGACAGTTGCAGATACGGCACCTTCAAGGGCATCTGCCGATACCGACACTTGATTACTGAGGCCAGTTCCTTCAAAGTAAAGAAGGCCGGTTTCATTTGAGAAAAAGCCTTTCTGCGAAAAATCTAGTGTGGTGACACCTGGACCGTGACCTTCTATGTATACTCCGTCAGCTAGAACTAAGGCACTGTCGCAGCGATATGTACCTGGTGGAAAGTGCAGTACTCCTCCACCAGCTCCAGATAAGGAAGTAATTGCCGTGTTAATGGCAGTGGAATCATCCGTTGTGCCATTGCCAGTGGCACCAAAGTCTTTAACGGACACTAATTCTTTTAGTTTGGAACTGAGAGTACGAGTGGTAGCTGAAGGTAGATCGGCTTGATAATTAATACCAGATACATCTCCTGAGACGATGGCAACTGGAGGTTCAATGATTACTTCGATGTTGTTAGTTCCAGTAGCTGGAGGAGTGGTAAAGGTTAGAGTTGTACCAGATACAGTGTAAGTCTCAGTTTGTTGATATACCCCACCAATGAATACTCGTACAAAGTCTTGGGATGTTGCTTGGGATAGAGTAAATACAGATTGAGAGCTATCCCCTGAAAAAGAATCAAATACCACATCTAGGTTATCTACTATATTTCTTAGGGATTCAAGATCACCAAGGTATTCAGCTAAGCGTTCATCGAATTCACAATCTGTTAATAGTTTACAGCCAATACGGCCGACGTTTAAGACGTCGTTGCCGTTCATGTCTAAGTCTGCTTCCATGAAATTAGGATAAGCACCATCCCTAGACAGAGTATTCTCTAGTGCGTCTTCAATGGCAGTCGAATTTGAATTTAAAGTCTCTACTGAAGCATAGCCAGTAGTTACATCTGTTAGGGTCAGTTTAGGCATTCTTTCTACACTCCATTCTCTATATCTAACCTTTAGTTATAATACTTATTATATTATATATATATATATATATATTATATCTTATCTCTTATATCTTAACTATCTCACCCCCCTGGGGGGCCCCGCCCGGGGGGATTATATACTTGGTATATAACGCGATAGTACCCTCTGTATTTTTGGGGGGATATTTTTAAGGGTGCATATGCATATTCAATGAACCACGCGCCCCCCTGCATGGGTGCAGGCATATGCGTGTGCGCGCATA